AAGAGTAGAAGATTTAGAAGATAATTTAATTGTCCCTGCTTCTAAAGTTACTTTCGTAAAAGATGATATTTGGCGTGATGATACTTATCAAGTTATAACGACTGAAAATGGAGGGGATACTGAATATCATGGAGCTGATCATCTCTTTATAAAAGAATCTAAACTTATTGAGGCAGTCGGGGAACTTATTGATGAAGTTCCTGGTATAGATGAAGATCAACGGACTGTGCTTCATTGGGCATTAGAGAATGGCTTTCTAGATGATAAATTTCCAAGTCATGAAGATATGATTAGTGAGTTAGAAGCAATGGATGTTAAATTCCCTGAAGCAGCAACCAAAATGGAAGTTACTTCAACCTATCTTCAAGATGTTTTAGTTCCTAAAGCTGAAGAGGCTTATACACAGTATATAACGAATGAAAATAAATCTAAAGTGGATGAAGATATATCGCGTAAAGAGGCTTTACTTAGGCGAAAAAAAAGATTGGAAAAGGAAAAAGCTGATTTTGAAAAAGCACATCAAAGAAAGCTAGATCAGTTAGAAAAAGAATTAAAATTCGTAGAAGGAGATAAAGAATCTAAACTTAAAGAGCAGGATAAAGATAGTTATACTACTGTAGCAAAGGGGATTGAAAATAAAGATACTGCGGATAAACTTGCAGCGGAAAAAAAAGGAATGGTTATAAAGGATGAGGAGGATGATACAAAGTTTACTGTTATAGTAAAGGAGTCAAAGGAAATTGATAAAATACTTGAAGGATCTGAAATGGATTTTTCTGGTCTGTCTGATGAACAGTTGATAGTTGGCTGGAAAGCATTGCTGAAGGTAGCAGATTCTAATAGTACTTTTCCTGATTTTGGAAGTACAGCAGCGGCATTTATGAATGAGATTAAAGTGAGGGGGCTGGATGATAAAGCTGTTGTAAAGGAGGAGTAAAATGTTTAATCTTGAATTGCCTGATGATAAAATAATTATTTCCGATGATGCATTGAATTTAAATTTAAGTGATTTAGATCAAATAAAGCAAAGTCTTATTGAACAATTAGGTTTAGAGGAAGAGAATGATAAATAAAATATTTGAGGCAATAGCAGATGCAGATGCAGATGCAAATGCAGATTATTCTACTGAAGTTTCTGTAGAGTTATATTGTGAGGATGGGGAACGTGAAATTGAATTGATATCTGAAGAAGTTAAAGTATTTTATGATATTGAAGTAGAGCATAGAAGTTGGGGCATTAAAGGTATTGATGTGTCTCCAAGAGGAGAAGTTGAAATAGGTTTTTATCTTGATGGTGAAGAGAAAACTGTTACTGTTGATTTAAGTGATATAAAAATAGAATGGGAAAAGGGTTCAGGATATGCAGTTTCTAATCTTTCTGTTGCTATTGATAAAGATCTAAATATTAAAGAAGCTATTTTAGGTTTTTATTATATTGTGAAATAAAATGCAAGAATTACTTGAACAACTTCTTCGAGAAAATAATTTAAGGGTTAATGAATTGGATTTTAAAAAAGCCCTTAAAACTGCTGCAGTTGCCGGAGTAATTGGCACAACAGCTCTTGGATTAGGTTATAAAAAAGGATTGGCAAATAAAGAAATAGGAAAGCCAATTGTTACTACTAAAGTAGAGCAGCCAGTAAAGAAATTTGTTGTGGATATCAATAAAATTATAAAAATAGAGTCAGGTGGTGATTTAACTGCAAAAAATAAAGAAAGTGGTGCGAGAGGCCTTTGTCAAATAATAGAGCCTACTTGGGGAGAGTGCACCAGGTTAATGGGAAAAGACTGGTCGTGGGCTGATGCGTTTGACGGCGAGAAGAATAGAGCAGTTGGTAATTTTTATATGAATATAAGAATTCCCCAGATGCTAAAATATTATAAGATTCCTGATACAATTAAGATAAGGTTAGCTTGTTACGATTGGGGCATAGGAAATGTAAAAAGAGCTTATGATAAGTATAATGCTGGTTTTTTAGAATTTGCTCCTCAGGAAACAAAAGATTATGTTAAGAAGTATATAGGTTTATAATGCAAAAACTATTAGAAAAATTATTAAAGACAGATGAAGCTCGTGGATACTGGCGGGATTGGTCAGAACTTCAATGTCAGAATCCAAAATGTAATTGGAGAGCATATAGAAAGGATACAAAAAAAACTAATCCTGAAATTCTTAGAACAATGAAATGTCCTGAGTGCGGAGCTGATTTGATATTGATAGAATCAACAGAAGGAAGTATTGGAAAAGACTTGCGGAAGAGTGTAGAAGAATCTTCAATTGATTTTCCTCAAAAGGATCTTGATCTTGCTGTTTGGAATAAAGAGGATAATGTTTATAAGATTAAACCTGAAGTAAAGAGAAAAATACTTGATGTTATAAATAAATATCCTGATAAGGATTTAGTTGATATGGCTGCTGCGGGGAAATCTAAAGCAGCAACTATTCATATACCAGGAAGTATTGGAACAAATCTTTATGTCAATGATTGTGATATAGATGTACATATTGTAGTAAGTAAGGATGCAAATTTTTATGGGGACATAAATTTTCAAGATAAGATAATTAAATGGTTTAATGAACATAGAGATGAAATAGACGGCTATATTGAAAAGCATCCAATTGAAGTATTTATACAATACAATCCAAATCAAGATCTTATGAGTACAAGTTGTTATGATCTAATAGCAGATAAATGGCTTGTAGGCCCAAAGATTATGCCATTAGATTATGACCCCTATGAAGATTTTTCTAATATTGCGGATGATTTACGAGATGCAGTAGAAGATGCGGATAAACTTTTTGGGGAATTAAAACGCGATGTAATAGATTATACTGTTATAAAAAATGCTATGGAACAACTTGCACCTGAACAAAAAGAGTTATTTTTAGAAAGATTGAAAAGTAAGTTAGAGGAAATGGAAAAAGATATTGAAGCTCTTTATACAAAACGAAAAGAATGGGTTAGTGCAAGAAGGGAAACCTCTAAACCCACTACTCCTGAGGAAGCTTTAGAGGATGTAGAGTTAGCTAAAAAGTGGAGAGATACAAATGCTCTTTTTAAATTTGTAAATCGTTATCAGTATCTTCGTGTTATAAAAAATCTTGAAAAGTTATTATCTGATGATGAAATTACAGATGATGAAGTTGATACTATAAAAGGCATAATTGGAGTAAAAAATGTTTAGCGAATTATTTGGGGAAGTGAATGAAATGCTTTCTTTGCATAATGTAGATGAACTGGAAATAATTCTTGAAAAAATGGATTTTTTTCAATTAATAAAACTTCAAGAGCATTTGGAAGGTATTGTGCAAATACTTCCAGCTGATTATATTGAACATACCAGTCTTAAAGAGGTACTTCAGTTAGTAATTGATATAGTGAAGGACAAACAAAAATGAGTCGAATGATTCCTAGAGAAAGTATTGATCAACTACGTAACTATGTTGATATATCTCTTAGTGCTTATGGGATAGATTGTATTCTTTATATTCCAACGAATACCTCTTATAATGAGGCTGAAAAACTTGATGTGTTTGCTACACCAGCTAGTTATGAGTATCTTTCTTATTCCACTAAAGTGTTTATTAATTGGTCACCTAATATATGGAAACTTAAAAAATTAGGTTTATTTACGGAAGGTCAGGTTCCAATCCTGGCATACCTTGGAAATAAAGCTATAGCTCAAGAAGGTTCAGAAACCGGAGAGGAAGTAAATATTGATGTGGGGTTGCATAGCTATATTAAAATAACTCCGGAATATATTCCGGATAACCATAAAGGTGTTGAAGAATTTGAAGTAGTTAATATTGGTACTCCTAACATGCAAGATGCTACTATTTATAAAATCTATAGTCTTGTACCAAGACGTGTAAAAAAGTAAAATTGGAAGGAAAAAGTAATGAGAGTTAGTAAACTAATAAATACCTCTGATAAGAGAGTTACAGTTGTTCATCAAGATGGAATAACAACTTCATTGCCTCCGGGGGCTAAAATAACTAATGTGGATATTGTTAACGAAAAAGAACTTCGGGGCAAGGTTACTATTGTTGCTAATTTAACTGAGGTTATCAGAGGAAAAGGGAAATCATTATTGTATGACTAATTTAAATAAGATATTTAGAGATTATGGTATTTTACTTGTAGCTAATAAAGTATATTTGGATTATTGTACGGCTTGCAAGTTTTGCCAAGGAACGGAGCCTGAAAAATTTGTAGAAGATTGGTTAGAGCAATTTATTATTGGTGAAGATTTTGTATTTGATAATGATGTTTGTGAAGTTTTTATCTCTACATTATGGAGTGTAAGTCGGAGAAATGGCTAGTTTTACTCGTTCAATTGACTTGTCTTTAAAAACTTTTCTTTTTACCAAGTTTGCTGATATTCTTGGGATAGATAAAAGTGGAGCAGAGGCGGATAATATAAATCAGGGCATTGTTCAATGCCCTAAAGAAATTGCTTTACGTGAATTAGCTGAAAAGCGCGGAGAGATTTTCTTAACATTTGGTAATTTTTGGAGAACAAGAACTAGTCCAAGTTGGGAAAGGCAACGAACTCCTGTAGCACGTAGAGGACTTTACTCAAATGTTTCAGATAGCAGTAAAACAAGTACAGTTCATATAAAAGCAATGCCTATTGATTTAGAGTATAGTGTATGGTTTTGGAGCAAGGATCTTGATAAAATTTATCAGTGTATTGAAGAGTATATTTTTTGGCAACAAAATAACCCAAATTTAATTCTTAACTATGATGACCAGTATGCATTAGAACTTGATCTTCATTTTGGAGAAATTATTGATCAATCTACTATAGATGAAAAGTATACTCAAGGAATATTGTATGTATACAAGTTTCCAATTACAGTGGATGCCTGGATATTTGAGAGTGTTGATTATAAAACCATTAAAAAAATTATGCTTACGTGTTATGATAAAGATAATGTTGCAAGTTATTCAGAAATAGTTGTTGAAGATTCAAATCAAGATACAGAACTTGAAGCCGCACTGAAAATGTTTAGACGGGATTTATATGGAGTTCTTGATTATGATTTAGATTTAAATGCAATAGTTGTATCAGGAAATTTTGCTGCTGATTTTAGTGTTGGCGATAAGATATTTGTGGAAAATTCAACAAGTTCAAATGGAATATATACGGTAGCAAGCGCTTCTTTTGCAGATAGTTGTACTAAAGTTGTAGTAACTGAAACTTTAGTAGATAGTGCTATAAAAGGTAATATTTACAAGAATGAGGATGATTAATGTTTGGTGAATTATTTGAAGAAATAATAAATACTAATAAATCTGGAATAAATTTAGTTGAAGCTCTTACTAAAACACAAGTTAATCAAATTCGTAAAGAAGTAGCTACTCCTGAAATTCTTCCTTGTGATTTTGATGCGACAATTCCTGGATGGATTGAGCGTATAAAACTTTGGGGCAAAATTGAAATTTATCATAAAGATCCTGAAAATTTTAGAGGGAAACGGAAAGTAACTGCAACGCAATTTATTAATAAATTAGCAAGTGATGATCTTAAAAAAATGTTATCTAGTTGGTTTTTTGAAAAGAAAGGATTAGCAAAAGTAAAATTTTACAAGGATTATATAGGGAAAAATGGAAAAATGTTTACAGAGGAGTTTTTTATAAGAATAAAGTTACGTAAGGAACTTAAAGGCTTAAAGTTGTTTTGATAGTAAATAACAAAATTAAAATAATAATACAAGGAGAAAATTATGGGGACGTTTCTTAGCGCAGGCGTTTATGTACAGGAACGCGATATTTCTGACATTGTTCCAAATATTGCAACTGCTTCTGCTGCACTGGTAGGGTATTCTGCCAAAGGCAGTACTGAAGATATTATGCTCATTACTAGTGATCAACAATTTATAGCGGAGTACGGAGAGCCTGTTATCGGCCAGTATTTTCATTATACTGCTCTTGCTTATCTTGCTAAAGGAAATACATTATATTGTTTGCGAGTAGCAAATGGGGCAAAGTATGGTGGTGTTAATATTATGGGATCTGCTTCATTAGAGGAAAATGCTGCAATAGTTTCCGGACAAGCTTCTGCTTCGTTTGCACCTGGTTCTGGTTTGGTAGATGATGTAGCATTTCAAATTTTAGGGGCAAATCCTGGAGTTTGGAATAACAAAGTAGGAATCAAAGTCTCTGATATTAAGGCCGGGGATGATATTACTCCAACAGAGCAGTATACATTTAAGATTTCTGTATATTACCAGAATGATGATGGAAATTATGAATTAGTTGAGACATTTAAGGTATCGCGTAAAGAGAAGAAAGATGGTTTTGGCAAAAATATGTATCTTGAGGACAGGATAAATGGAGTAAGTGCATATATTACTGTAGCAGATAGTGCTCTTGCAGATACAGTTCTTCCAAAAGTGCAAAGTGCAAGACTTGATTTTGCACAAGGTTCTGATGGCAGTGCTATAACATCATCGCAGTTAATTTCC